ACATAAAGTATGTAATAAAAATGAAATACCTTATAAAACACCTCCGCTCCGCGTTATGGATGATTACTTTAATGGCGTTAGTAGCGATAACTGTCGTGTATTGTCACGATGATTAAACTAACTAATCTACCTGCAGATCAATATGCGTATATGCAGATGGAAAATAGATGGGCCAATTGGCCGAAAAAGATTGCTATAATGCAATTGAAGTTGAATTAATTTTAAATGGACCACAACATGAGTACAACAAGGAAAAATATCCTGCATCAGATTTCAGTAAATTTGTTTGGATTACGAGACAAGATTAAAAAAATAAAAAACCTTATAAGCCAAAGGCGACGAAAGCTATTAAATAATAATTAGTAGACAGCTAATGTCACAAAGAAATTTTAAATACTTACATGATAATAGAATTATATACGGGAGAACTCCAATTACGGATGTGCCTACCGAATCAACTGATATATATGATTATTATGAAAACGGTACATATGAGTGTTATGCTTTATTCAGAAGTAAAGCAAAAATCACTACATTTAAAAGTTTAAAATGGCATTTTTTAGTTATTCAACACTTAAATACTAAGTTAAATTTAAAACAACTTAGAAAAGTTTTTGAATATATAGCTAATATTAAAAATAATTTCGTTACTTTTACAATGTCTCGTAGTGCTTTTAATAAATTAGTTAATGATGTATTTACAACAGACGCAGAACGTCCGCCTCGGAATCGTATACGTAAAGTTATATTTAAACCAAACAGAATACTCACATTATCTGAAAAACTTTCAATTGTAGGACAATTGATTGGTAAAAGTAAAATGGTTACACAAGATATGATTTATGACGCTATGTTAAGCATTAATGAAGACAAACAAACTATAACATATAAAAAACTTGCTGAACATTTTGATTGTTCTACGCGAACTATTTACAGAAATATTGGCAACCAACTTAAACTTGAAAAAGAATTATTGAATAAAGAACTATGAGAAAATTTAATATTCAGAACTACGTAAGATATAAAAATGACGTAGAAGCAACAATTAAAAAAGTAAAAAAACCTAAAGACGGTGATTACACTAAATTAACTAATGATGAAATTATTAAAAACTTTTTACCATTAGTTATTACTCTTGCAATGAAACAATCAACATCAGATCAAGCGTCAGGTGTACTAAGTATACTTGATTTGTTTCAAGAAGGCAACGCTGGATTAACTGCTGCAGTAAACAAATTAGATAGAACATTATTAGCTGAGTCCGAAGACCAAGAAAAAACTATTAAGTCATTTCTATCAAAAAGAATTAAGGGTGCAATACGAAGAGCCGTGGATATGAACAGAGGCGACATACGTATTCCTGAGCATAAGTTAAATGAAATACGTAGAAATCCTAAAGATGAAAAAATGGTTTCAATGTTTTTCAATAGTGTGTTTAGTAGTATTGACGCTCAACCAAATGATGATGATAATATGGCTTATCAAATTATAGATAAATCAGAACCATATAATATTGCTTTACTTAATACATATTTATTATCGTTGATGAAACAACATTGTACACCAATACAATATGATGTATTAAGATTAAGCTTTGGATTAGACTGTGATAAGCATTCTGCAAATGAAATTGCAGACAAATTAGGTATCAATGTAAGCACTGCTCATGTACGCATTTCACAGATAAAACGGGATGCTATACAACAGCTTATTGATAATGTAGATAGTACGCAAGTGCTTGATTACCTATAAGTTACGGTAGCAAATACCGCTTAAGTTTAATTTTAATTATGTAATTATATTAGTATGACCATAAACCAAAAACTAGCAACCCTGCAAACAAAATTTAAATCGAAAAAGAGTAGATTTAATTCATTCGGCAAATATTACTTTAGGTCAGCCGAAGACATTCTCGAAAGCATAAAACCCTTTCTCTTAGAGTTAGGAGTCGCAGTCACGATTAATGAAGAATTAATTGAAACTAGTCCTATGCCTATAATCAAAACAACTGCAAAGTTGTTAGATCAAGACGGTATGGAACTTGAGGCTGTTGCGATAGTTGGTGTGGATCTCAACCAGAAAGGTATGCAGACTCCACAACAATTTGGTAGTGCATCGAGTTACGCAAAGAAATATGCGTTAGGTAATTTATTATTAATTGATGATACTCAAGACAGTGATGCAACAAACGATCACGGCAAAAAGAGTTCAGCTTTCAAAGCAAAGCCTAAACAAGCTTTAGCTGATGTACAAAAAGCAATAGACTATATAAAAGCCGGTGGTAAAATTGATGCAATCAAAGCTAAGTATCAATTAACTTCAGAACAAGAAAAGAAGTTAACAACACTTTAGTATGGACAAACAAAAGGTATTAGAAAAGTTAAAGTTAGATGAAAACTATTATGGAGATTTTGGTAAACAATTTCTTAGTAATAGTGATATAAAAACTTTATTAACTAATCCTTTAGCCTTGGGGCAACAATCAAAACCGAGTCCAGCATTTTTAGTAGGTGGATATTTTCATACTGCAATACTTGAACCTGATAAGCTTAAAAAATATAAGGTTATTGAAAGTAGTACAAGAAATACAAAAAACTATAAAGAAATGTCCGGTGGTGAACTTTGTTTATTACAACACGAAGTTGATCGAATAGAATTAATGAAAAATAAAATATTAGAAAACGATGTATGTCGTGGACTAATAAATGGCATTGATGTTGAGTATGAGAAGCCAGGTTTAGCAGAACTTGAGGGTGCTTTATGGAAAGGTAAAGCTGATATAGTCAACCATGATGAGAAGCTTATAATAGATTTGAAAACAACCAAAGATATAAACGCTTTCAAGTGGTCTGCTAACCGTTTTAATTACGACAGTCAAGCATATATTTATTCTAAACTATTTGGTTATGAATTTGTATTTATAGTAATTGACAAAGAAACGCATCAAATTGCGGTTATCGATTGTTCACCTGATTTTTATGCATCAGGTAAAGACAAGGTAGAGAGAGCAGTAGAAGCTTACGATTTATTCTACAAAACAGAAGGCTTCGACCCTTCACAATTTTTTATTAACTTAACACTTTAATTTTATTATGGCAAGAAGAAAAAAAATTAAAACAAAAGTATGTACAGTTACTGGATTAGAGACTAGTACAGAAAATTTCTACGCAAATCAAAATCATGTGAAAGCTGTAGATAATTTAAGAAGAACAACTGGTGCTACAAAAGATCAGTTGCAAAGAATGTTTCAACAAATTAATGCATACGTATAATGGCAAGTATAATAGCAACAAGTATCGACTTAACAAAAATACCGAAAGATAAAATTATTGACGGTAAGAAAGGAAAATACTTACCTATTACAATTACTATTAACGATGAAACAGATCAGTTTGGTAATCAGGGTCCAGTGATTGTTCAACAATCAAAAGACGAAAGAGATGCTAAAATTGAAAAAGTTTATCTTGGTAATGTAAAGGTAGTATGGACCAATGGTGATAATGTTGATGTAGCTCCCAGAGATGATCAACCTGCTCAAGCAGCTATGCCTCCAAAACCACAACCAGTAGATGATTTACCATTTTAAATAATTAATTAATGCAAGTAAACAACACGGAGATTAACGGATTTTTAATCGACCAGTTTAACCAGCATGATTTGAAGATTGGTGCAACGCAGGGGATTTGTCCCCTGTGTTCGCATACACGTAAACCTGAAAATCGTAAACAACAATGTGCTAGTTATGATTGGGAACGTGGATTAGGAACTTGTCATAACTGTGATTCAACATTTCAGCTACATACATATCAACGTAAAGGTGAGCCATCAAAAGTTTATGAAAAACCTGATGCTACGCACGTCGTTGAAAATAAAGAGCTAAGTGAAAATGTTTATAAATGGTTTAAAGATCGTGGTATATCATATGAAACCTTAAATGATTTAAATATTACTGAAGGTAAAGAATATATGCCACAGACCGGACAAGTTGAGAATACTATCCAGTTCAATTATGTTATGGGTGATGAGCTCATTAATATTAAATATAGAGACGGACGAAAGAACTTTAAATTATATAAAGGTGCTGAGAAAGTCTTTTATAATATAAACAGTATCGTAAACGACAATACATGTGTTATTGTTGAAGGTGAAATGGATGTGTTAGCATTCCATGAGGCTGGTATTAAAAACGTAGTATCAGTGCCTAATGGTGCTACATTGAATCATAATAATTTAGATTATCTTGATAACTGTATTGATTATTTTACAGAAAAAGAAAAAATAATATTAGCTGTTGATCAAGATGATGCAGGTGCTGCATTACAACAAGAATTGATTAGAAGGTTAGGTGCTGAAGTATGTTACTTAGTAAACTTTGTAGATTGTAAAGATGCAAATGATTATTTACTTAAGTATGGCAAAGAAGACTTAGCTGAAACAATTAAAGAATGTAGACCAGTACCATTAGAAAATGTTACAACATTTAAAGATATAGAGCATGAAGTTACAGACTTTGTTAAACACGGTTTCAAAAAAGGCTTTCAAGTTGGTCTTAATAACTTTGACAATATATTTAGTACTTACACTGGTCAATTTATTACGGTTACTGGTATTCCTTCATCAGGTAAATCAGATTTTGTAGACCAAATGTGTGTTGGCTATAACAATAATTATGGCTGGCGAACCGCATTTGCATCTCCTGAAAATGCACCAACATACTTACATGCCCATAAGTTAATGAGAAAAGTATGGCAAGATATGCCAAGATCATCAGATATTGGCACAAATAAATGGAAACAAGTAGCTGAACATGTTAACGATAATTTCTTTTTCATTGATATGGAAAGATATACACTTGAATCTGTATTACGTAAAGGTGCAGAGCTTGTAAAGCGTAAAGGTATTAAATGTTTAGTCATAGACCCATTTAATAAAATACGTGATGTTGATGCAAAGACTGAGGATGTAAACAGATATACAATGGAATACTTAACAAAGATTGAAACCTTTGCTAAAAAGTTTGATGTATTAGTTTTTATTGTAGCGCATCCAACTAAAATGTATAAAACACAGGATGGTAAAATCGAAGAACCAACTATGTATAACATCAAAGGCGGAGGTGAATGGTACGATGCATCTTATCATGGCATATTAGTACACAGAAATTACGAAGAAAAAACTGTTAAAGCAAAAGTTTTAAAAGTTAAGTTTCAGAATCTTGGTGAGAATGGAGCTGAGGCTCATTTTAAATGGGAACCAAGATCAGGTTGTTTTATACCTCACGAAGTATTAGAAGTTGAAGAAGCAATGCCCTGGGAATAATGCCAAGAAGAAAAGCAAAACCAATGCCATCTTACATTCCTTCTAATGCAGAACAAGAATGGAAATTATTTTGTACAAAAAACAATATAAGAATATCACCATATGGTATAAAAGGTGATGAAAATCATTGGCGAATTTGTATTAATTTAGGTCCATATAAACGAGGAGAAAAATGTAACTTCGCACCTTACATTTACGACCGTAATCAAATATGGCCGGAATTATATAAAATGTGTAAATATTATTATGATAAATATAAATGAACAATATAGGATATTAGTATCTGAAATACTTAATAGCGGTAAAAACAAGAACGATAGAACCGGAGTCGGTACACTATCAAAGTTTGGCTATACTATTAGACACGATATGGCATTAGGTTTTCCTTTGCTATACACAAAAAAAGTTTCTTTCAAAGCTGCTAAAGTCGAGCTTATGTGGATATTGCAAGGCAGAACTGATTTAAAATATTTGGAAGATAATGGTGTTAAATACTGGAGAGCAGATTATGAAAGGTCTGGTAGAACTGATGAAACATTAGGTCCAGTATATGGTAAGCAATGGCGTGACTTTAATGGTATTGATCAAATGTATGATTTATCTTTACAGCTGCATAATAATCCTAATTCAAGAAGAATGGTTGTATCAGCTTGGAATCCTGCTGATATGAAAGATATGGCTTTACCACCGTGTCATTATGGCTTTCAATGTTATGTAAACAATGGCAAGCTAGACTTAATGTGGCAACAAAGATCTGTAGATGTATTCTTAGGTTTGCCTTATGATATAGCTATGTATGGTTTATTATTAGAACTATTAGCTAAAGGTCATGGTTTAAAACCTGGTAAATTAATTGGTCAGCTTGGTGATTGTCATATTTATAATAATCATATTGACCAAGCAACTACATTAATGTATAGAGACCCTGATACATATCATTGTCCAGTATTACAATTAGATACTATTGGTGTTGGTATTAATTCACAAAATGAAATTAATATTCCATCACTGGATAGTATGATATTACACGGGTATGAACACATGGGCGAAATAAAAGCTCCTTTAAATGTTGGAAAAAAATGACAGAAACTTATTATTTATATCACATTCCTGGTAAAAAAATCGGCGTTACACGTGATCTTAATAGAAGGGTTACGCTAACGCAGGGTTATAAGCCTGGAGAATATGAGGTTCTAGAATCTTCTTCAGATATCAATTACATATCTGATAGAGAAATAGAACTTCAAAAGTCTTATGGCTATAGAAAAGATCACAAACTTTATAAAAATTTATTTAAAATGAAAATAAACGTAACCGAACAAACCACAACATTCCCTGTACCTCTAACAAAATTAAAAGGTAGATTGCACGATCAGGTTGGTTTAAACTGGCAAACTGAATTTGGTAAAATTCATTTATCTCCAGATTTAGCTAGCTGGATTGCAAACAATGCACACGTATCAATGTACAATAGCGATAGGAGTTATGTGTACAATAAAGCTTTATGGGAAGCATTTAACGATATGAATAGCTTTGAAAGCTTAGTTGATCAAGTTGAAACTAGAACGTGGACGTTTGATAATATAAGAACATGGGCAAAAGAAAGAGGCTTGTACAAGAAAGGCAACAGTACTACACAATATGTTAAGCTTCAAGAAGAAGCTGGCGAGTTAGCTAAAGCGTTATTAAAAAATGATAAAGCTGAAATAAAAGATGCTATTGGAGATATTGTTGTAGTATTAACTAATTTAGCGCACTTAGAAAAGCTAACAATAGAAGATTGTATTGATGCTGCCTATACAAGAAATATCAAACAGAACAGGAAAAATGATTAATGGAACATTTGTTAAAGATGAAAAAAAGAAGGACATATAAAAGAAAAAGAGGTCCTGTAGTTTCTAAAAAAGTAACATACGACGGTATAACTTTCGCATCTGGCTTAGAAAAATATATGTATTGTGCTTTGAAAAAAGCAGGTATAAAAGCTAGTTATGAAGGTGAAACCTTTGTATTATTAAATGGTTTTCACTTTGAAAATGAATGTTGGGAACGACAATCAAATAGTAAAGGATTATTTAAAAATAGAGGTGAGAAAAGAATCTTACCTATAAAGTATACACCAGATTTTATTGGTAAAAGCTTTATAATTGAAACTAAAGGAAGACCTAATGAATCTTTTCCAATGCGTTGGAAATTATTTAAAAAATTAGTTATGCAACAGTTTCCAAGTTATACATTATTTAAACCACAAAATCAAAAAGAATGCGATCGCGTAATAGAAATAATACAGAATCAGCCAAGCACTTAGCTAGACGAAAGTATAAAGAAAGAAAAATAGATACGTTTATTAAATGGTCGTTAGCTACACGTGGTTATTTAAGGTGGCAAGACTTAGAGTTTATACATAATAAATATAATGTAAAATGCTATGGCTAAAAAAACAAATTTATTTCAATATAGAAAAAAACATAAAATAAGACGTAAAGGAATTCATGCGAAATCTAAATCGTCAAATTTAAAAACAAGTAAAAATTATGTCAAACAATACAGAGGACAAGGCAGATAAAAATTGGTCAATGGCATTAGGATTATATCCAGGTATATTATTTGGAGTAAGAACTTATCATGGACCAACACATTCACAAACTGTTATTTATCTACCATTTGTAGACCTCGCAATAGAATGGGAAAATTAATATGAATGTACCTTTATTTACAGAAAGAATACCTTACAAGCCTTTTGAATACCCTGAGTATTATACTGAAGGCTGGTTAAAACAAGCTCAAGCGTTTTGGTTACATACTGAAATACCAATGAGCGGTGACGTTAAAGATTGGAAAGAAAAACTAAATGACAAAGAGAAGAACCTGGTCGGAAACATATTACTCGGTTTCGCCCAAACAGAATGTGCAGTATCAGACTACTGGACGCAAAAAGTTGTGTCGTGGTTTCCTAAACACGAGATACAACAGATGGCAATGATGTTTGGTAGTCAAGAGACTATCCATGCAGTTGCATATAGTTATTTGAATGAAACTTTAGGTCTTGAAGACTATGAAGCTTTCTTACATGAACCTGCTACAGCAAAAAGATTTGAAAACTTAGTTGCTTATGAAGGTAATGATCCTGTAGGGATTGGTAAAAGTCTTGCAACATTTTCTGCATTTGCTGAAGGTGTATCTTTATATTCTGCATTTGCAGTATTATATTCTTTTCAAATGAGGAATTTACTTAAAGGTATTGGTCAGCAAATGAAATGGTCCGTAAGAGATGAATCGCTACATAGTAAAATGGGATGTCAACTATTTAGGCATATGTGTTCACAAATTCCTGGATTAAAAGAAGAATGTGAACCACATATATTTGAGGCTGCGTTAGAAATGCATAATGCTGAAATGACTTATATTAATAAGATATTTGAAATGGGTGATATAGAAAACTTAAAAAAATATGACTTGGTACACTTCATCAAAAAAAGAGTTGGAGACAAACTTGCAGAGCTTGGCTACAAAGATAAAAAATATAAACAATGGGACTTCACAGGGTACGATCAAAAAGCAGTTGATAACATGGCTTGGTTTGATCATCTTACCGGGGGCCATACTCATACTGACTTTTTTGCTGTTAGACCAACTGATTACTCGAAAGCAAACGAAGGTGAAGACTTCGAAGATATATGGTAGTGAAAAGAAAAATTCTAAAACTAATAGCAACAACTAAAAGACTGACGCCACTTGAAAAAATGTCTACTCGTATTGGGTATATGGGTGCAGGTTTTCTTGTGGCTGCGCAGTGGACAATTGAGCCAATGTTATATATTGTAGGTTTCATTTGTGTAATGGTGCAAACTGCTGCGCGTAAACAATGGAACTTAGTAGCATTAAACATAAATGGTTTAGTTGCTTGGATATCACATTTAATTAAATAATATGGGAGTACAAAAAAATATTAAAAAACTGCAAGAGCAAAATGAAATATTAGGCGGCGCTTTAACTAGAGCATTAAAAGAATTAGATGCTTTAAAAACATTAGCTCAAGGAACACTCACCGCCTTTCAATTACATATTGGAGAAGATGAGTGGAGTAAATTAGTAGAAGAACTTAAAAATTTAGAAAAAAGAGATGTGGAACAACAATTGGAAAAAGGGAATTGATTATCCTAACTGGGGCGATACAGACGTATATAAGAAAACAATATCTGGTGGCTATTTAGTTAATGGTGAAACACCAAAAGATGCTTATATGCGTGTTTGTACAGCTGTATCAAAGCGTTTAAATCGCCCAGAACTAACTGAAACTTTCTTTGAATATATATGGAAGGGTTGGCTATGTTTAGCGTCTCCTGTGCTGTCTAATACAGGTACAGATCGAGGTCTACCTATATCATGCTTTGGTATAGATGTTGGCGATTCGATATATGAGATTGGTATGAAAAATCTCGAGATGATGCTACTTGCAAAACACGGCGGCGGAGTTGGTATCGGAGTAAATATGATTAGACCCGCCGGAGCTAATATAACTGGAAATGGAACATCTGATGGAACTGTGCCGTTTTGTAAAATTTACGATAGCACTATACTTGCCACGAATCAAGGATCTGTCCGAAGAGGAGCTGCAAGCGTTAACATTAATATTGACCACCCCGACTTTGAAGAGTGGTTGGAAATACGTGAACCTAAAGGAGACATTAATCGTCAGTCGCTCAACCTACACCAGTGTGCTGTGGTCGGCGATAAATTCATGCGAAAACTTGATACAGGTGATAAGAATGCAAGAAGATTATGGGGAAAGCTATTACAAAAGCGAAAAGCAACTGGAGAGCCTTATATTTTATTTAAGGGAAATACAAACAAAAATAATCCAGATGCATACAGAAAGCATGGGTTAAAAGTTCACATGACAAACATATGTAGTGAGATAACATTACACACTGATGAATCTCATTCATTTGTTTGCTGTCTATCATCATTAAATTTAGCCAAATATGATGAATGGAAAAACACTAATCTAATATATGATAGTATATGGTTTTTAGATGGCGTGTTAGAAGAGTTTATACAAAAATCAAAAGGTAAAGTTGGCTTTCATAATTCTGTAAGATCTGCTGAAAAAGGTAGAGCATTAGGATTAGGAGTTCTTGGATGGCATACATATTTACAAGAACAAGGATTACCGTTTGAAGGATTATTATCACAATATGAAACAAGAAGGATATTTTCACAAATTAAAATCGAATCTGAGAGAGCTTCCATGGCGCTTGCTGAGACTTTTGGCGAGCCTCTTTGGTGTCGTGGGTCTGGGTATCGTAACACTCATCTTCGTGCTATCGCACCTACTGTCAGTAATAGCAAGTTGTCTGGAAACGTTTCTCCCGGAATTGAGCCGTGGGCTGCTAACGTATTCACAGAGCAGTCTGCAAAAGGTACATTTATTCGCAAGAACCCTACGCTTAAAAAGGTACTCAGACGACATAAAATCGACACGGAAAAAGTCTGGAACAAAATCTTAAAAGATGGTGGTTCAGTACAAGGATTAAAAGAATTAGATAATATAACGCTAGGTAAATATAATGATATACCAGCTAAAGATGTATTTAAAACTTTTAAAGAAATAAATCAATTAGAGTTAGTTAATCAAGCAGGTATACGTCAACAATATATTGACCAATCTGTTTCATTAAACTTAGCTTTTCCTGCTGTAGCTACACCAAAATGGATTAATAAAGTCCATATGGAAGCTTGGAAGAAAGGTATTAAAACTTTATATTATATGCGAACAGAATCTGTTCTGAGAGGAGATATTGCCGATTCAGCAATGGATGAAAATTGTTTAGCGTGTGACGGATAATAATTAAGGGGCTTTTTTTAAGGCCCCTTTTTTTTATTTCTATTTGTTATTTACAAATGCAAAAGGGACAATTACAATTTTTCATAGTTTCATTATATTACTTTATAAGCTGTTTTATTATTTTCGTCTTTATATGCTAATAAGCATTTATTTCTATTAGCTTCTTCATTTACATAACTTACATGAATCCAATCTGGGTTGTCAGAATTTCCAAATTCCCATATCATCTGATCGAACGATAAATTATTCTTTATATATTCATACATATCAGCATTACTCATATAACCATACACATCATCAATATCAATTGCTTGGCCTTTACAATGTTGTGAATTAGAACTCCCACCGATTGCTTTATTTAATTCAGGTCCGCGATAGAATGAATTTATTTTTATTGGTCCGCCTACATGCTTTCTTAATGGTTCAAAAATCTTTTCAGCTAATAATTCCATATTAGTTAAATGAGTTTTTGTTGGATCATTATTTAAACCTAATCTCAAAGCAGTAATGCTATACACACCCTCTTTATATGAGATATGCTCGCTTATGTTTTTCATTTAATTTTATTTTTTTGCGTTGTCTATTTCTAACTTCTTAACAACTTCTTTTAATGTTTCAACATCTTCTTGCAAATACATTATTCTTAAATCTTGTTTAGCATCATCTGGTAAAGCGCCCATTTCTCCTCTTGGCCATTTAATTCTAAATTCTTCATTAAGTGCTACAGCATCTTGCATTCTAATTACATCTAATTGTAATTGTGCTATTTCAGCTGTTAGTGTAAACCAAACACCAGCAATTGATACAATACCAAATACTGCCCCAATTACTGCTTTGATATCTAACGATACTTTTGATTTTTCTGTGAGTTCTGACATATTAATTTGTTGATACTCTTCTTAATCTAGGAGCAACTACACCATCAATTACATTTTGTACATCTTCATAGCGTACTTTTAATTGCATAGATAAATCCGCTTGCCATGTAGCAACAGGTCTACCATTTTTTAATATTATAATTGCCGGTACTGATCTAATTGCTTTTCTTATACTTACTGGTTGATCTTCAAAATTTACTTTTAAAATTGTTGCTCCTTTTTAATTTATCTACATCTGATAATGATTTCTAGAATACCATGATGAATTTCATATATAAATACTGTCATTTCTTGTGAAAATGGAAATTGATGTAATAATAATAAATTAAATAATTAAATTCATAATTGGTCAAGTTGTACTTCTGTGTCTTCCGATAATTTTTTTGCCATGATGTTAAGTTTGTATAATATATGTAATTACCTATTTTTTACGTCTTTTAAGATTTTTTACTCTTCTAGGCTTACCAGCTGGTTGGCCTAATCTTTTCTTTTCTGCAATCTTTTTTCTTTTTTCAGATGCTGACATTTCACCTGATCTTGCCATGTAGCAACAGGTCTACCATTTTTTAATATTATAATTGCCGGTACTGATCTAATTGCTTTTCTTATACTTACTGGTTGATCTTCAAAATTTACTTTTAAAATTGTTGCTCTTTTTAATTTATCTACATCTTGATAATGATTTCTAGAATTCCATGATGAATTCATATATAATACTGTCATTTCTTGTGAAAATGAAATTGATGTAAATAATAATAAAATTAAAGTAATTAAATTTTTCATATTTATTTTTTTGTTAGCTCATAAAGCTTTTCATCTATTTTGTCAAGCTTTTCTGCATTTTTGTCTACCTTTTCGTCTATATCAATTATTGTAGAACGAATTAATTCATCTTTTAAATCAAATTCAGTTCTTGATACTTGAGGCTCAGGTAATTGTTTAGCGAGTTCTATATCAGCTTGTAATGCAAAATAAGTTGCAGCTAATGCAATTGCTCCTCCAACAATCATTCCGATAGTTTTAAGGTCAAGTTGTACTTCTGTGTCTTCCGATAATTTTTTTGCCATGATGTTAAGTTTGTATAATATATGTAATTACCTATTTTTTACGTCTTTTAAGATTTTTTACTCTTCTAGGCTTACCAGCTGGTTGGCCTAATCTTTTCTTTTCTGCAATCTTTTTTCTTTTTTCAGATGCTGACATTTCACCTGATGTTTTTGGAGTTTTAGATGATATTCTTTTACTTGGTCTACAATATGGTGTGCCACGCTTTTCACCTGCACGTCTACCGCAAGGCTTACCAGTTCTGACATCTATCCACTTTTCTTTAAACCAACGTTTAAGTGAAGCGCCTTTTTTAGTTTTTCTTACTGCCATTTATTAACTTTTTAGCTTTATTTCTAGCACATACCATTTTCTTAGCATAGCTAGGGTTCTTTTTTCTATTAAATACATATTGTTGATTCAAACTACCAACAATCTTTTGTATATTACCTTTTCTAGATTTTACCATCCATTTAGCTAATGCTCCGCAAGATAAACTTTTAAATTTACCTTCAGCATCAGGAGCATCAGAGTCTTTCCAAGTTGGTCTATTTTTTGCCATGTTTTTTTCTTACTTTATTTTTACAAGCCGTAGCTATTTTAGATTGCTTTGGTTTTTTACCATATCTAGCTCTTTGTTCCATTACAGTTAATATCTGTATTTTTCTAGCAAAAGACTTACTAGATCCCATAACCTTTCTGCATGTAGCATTAGCGTCAGCTACACTAGCATATTTAATACTAACTGTATCTTTCGGATTTTCGTCTGTATATAAACGTCTACTACTGCCTTTAGGTTTTTTACCTGTACCTTTTTTAGGTTCAGCCATTATTTTAATAGTTTAGCTTGTTTATATGCTTTCATTAAAGATTTTTTAGGTAATTCATTTATATGGTAAACATATACACTTCTTTTAGTGTGTGTTTTACCAGACATTAATTTACCTTTAGCATCTTTGTGTGTGGCACCGTGAAATATAGTACCGTCTTTTTTAAAATGTGGAACACCTTTCATAATATTATTTTTTAGATTTGTTACCCCAATTTTTAGCGCCAACTTTTCTACACTTTGCAATAGCGCCACTAGCATATGCTGATGGAAATACTTTATACCTTGCTTTTACTTTTTTATAACATGCATCTTTTGCCATAATTATTTTATTTTTCTTTTTACTATTGTTCTGCCTTTTCTTCTTTTTACTTGTTTTTCTTTTTTATCTTTTTCATTTTCTATTCCTAATTCCCATGATCCCCATCCCATCAATAATGCCGTGCTTTGCCACCATTCTGCTTCATCACTCATTGCAGCTTCTATATTTTGTGCTTTTCTTAATGCTCTATCTAATGGAAAATTAAATGTTGCTGATGCAGTTTGTGCTGCTGCTGACAATGCTGGATTATCTAATTTAGGTTCAAATACATTTTTGGGTGTAACATATTTCATAGAATAACCTGCTCCTCTTAATCTTGTAAGTTTACCATACAATGGTGGAGATACTGTTAATGTTTTCCAAGCTGCTTGTTGGAAATCAGGGTTAGGTTTTTTAGATTGTTTAGCTATTTCCATTGCTACATTTTTTGCAGCTACAATAGCATTACCTGTCAAACCTGAACCTCTTAATAGTGAATCCGCCATACCATTACCTATATCACTAGCTTTTGAAACTATTTTTTCGTCATCGTCATCATCGGCAAATGCTAATGCAAATACGGCTTTTTGCATAGCGTTAAATATTAAGTTTTGTATTGTACTGTAATAAAGTATTTTACTTAATTTTTCTTTAGGATCGCCTCTACCATCAATAAGATCTTGGGCGTTTCTTTTTATAATTCTATTATACTGCATTGGTGTATTAGCAAATGCTAACATAAATCTTCCTAAATTACCAGCTTGTTGTTCAGATATTCTATCTGGTCTACTAGATTGCTGTGTTTCTTCGGTTATAGCTTTAAAATCTAAAAATGCTTGTTTTTTAGCATCTGCTTCAGACATACCGTCTTTTATATATGTTTTAATCCTATTTCTATACATCGTTGCACCACCAGAAGCAATTGCAAAACTATCAGCCATTTTAGTAAGTATAAAACCTTTATTTAATAAATAACTAATTGTACCCTGCACACCACCTTTTTCTGCAGCTAATGCTAATTCGCTTTCATTAATATTTATTTTATTACCACCTCTTCTTTCCTGTAAGTAATCTGAATTAAATATTTCAACAAAATCAGCCCAATACTGTGGTTGATTTGCAAACGCCTGTGCAGCTCTTAATGGATTATTGTCTTTATAGTTTATATAGTTTACATTTGAAATCATCTGTAATGCGGCAGATCTAGTATTTAAGAACATAATTGTTCCTACAGATCCGTTAACCCAATCATTCCAGGCTTGTAAATTTTTATCACCACCCCATTTTTTATTAGAGCCGTTTTTCATTCTTTGCAATGTAGCTTTTACATTCTTAGCCCAGTTCTTACCGTATGCAGCCTCTAATTTAAACATGTTTTCTTTACTAAATAATATATCAACATTATTTTGCCAAGCTTCTAAATGTTTACTTCTTTTATCTCCGTTTAATAATGACATTAAATCTATAGCAACATTACCACCCATCCAGCTTTCTTGTGGTTTTGGATAACCGTCACCTTTAGTTATATTAATTAGCTCTGTAGCAAAAGCTAATAATTCTTTATCATTTTTAACTTCATTAACTAATTCTCTTACATCTTTTTTAGATAGCCCAGGTATTTCCATGCCTTGCTTTGTCCATGCATAAACTCTTACAGCTTGATCGTTCGTATAATCTCCACCTTTAGTAAACTTTTTTAATCTTTTAGGCACATTACTAAATTGCTTTTTTAATGCCATGAAGTCATTCATCATTGCTGACTTTTCTCTTGTTATACTTTCCATAGCTGCATTGTATGGATCATATAAATACTTTTTATAAAACTCTAATTGTTTTTCTCCCTTTTTGCCTTTAGCTAATGTTTTATGCATTAATCCACCAAAGTCTTCAGCTCCAGGTGGTATAAAATAATCACCAAAAGATTTTCTAACTTTTGATCCTCTTGCTTCTGCCTTAGCTTGATTAAATACTTTTTCAGCACCTATACCTGTTGCACTTTCAAGATATTGATTAAATTCTTTATTTATATCAACTTCAGCTGTTCTTGCTTTGCTAGCTTCTATGTTTGCTTTGTCTATCTTTTCAAGATTTTCTATAACTTCTTTATTACTTGGCTTTTTCTTTTTAGAAAAACTTAATTGTTCTTTTTTAGGTGCTAATTTATTTGCATTTAATGTGGCTTTACTAATATCAGGGTATCTTTCTTTTATATAAGTATCAATTGCATTTTTTGCCTGAACTGGCGTAATTTCATCTTTTATTTGTTCAAATATTAAATCAGATTGTTTTTCATATACATTTGCATCAAATGATAATTTTGAAGGAACAACAACATTATATTTTTCAGCATGAGTTATACCTTCTTGCTTTATAGCATTAGGGTTTAATTTAACAACTTCATTATATAATCTTATATTAGAACTTGGTACTTCTTTCCAAGATATTTTTCCGTTAATAGCTTCTTGTATTTTTTGTTCTAAAAGCGGGTGTAGCTCTGATTTAGATTTGTACTTTTTACCATTTAAATCATACGTTAAATCAACTTTATAATGACTATCTGTTCTGTTTTTTCCTTCACCACTTTTTAATGCAATTTGTATATAGTTATCAGCTAACCAATTTGCCATTGCTGTTTTAGTATCAGCATCTTTAATTTTAGAATATACACCAACTAATTTTGCAAATTGACCATGTTGCAATATGTGTTCTTCTAATATTTTTATTGCACCTTGTTCTAACCCAATTAGCTGAGCCATATTTCTTGTTGTAGCACCATTAGCATTTTGATTATAAACAACTAATCCAGTAGCTTTAGGATCAATAGCGTACATATCTGATAAAATATCTAATGCACCTTTAAAATTACTTTTAAAATTTTCCCTAATATTTAAATTCTTATTTAAATTTTTTGTTTTTTGGCTTTTAATTACCATTGTCCAAGGAAATGCTTCTTCAACTTTTTTACCCTTAGTGGTTAAAGGTAATCCCAATTCTTCTTTTATTTTTTGTAAAGCAATTACTTCTAATAATTCGCCTTTATCTCTTGCTTGAATTGTTGCATTATCTAATGCCTGACTTACAAAAATACCATCTCGCATTCTTCTTATACTATTCCCGCCGGGGGCTAAATTACTTGGGGTCATAAAAAATGCAGAATTAGGTACTTGATCAATCATTTTTACATAGCTTCTGAAAATTTTACCTATTTCTTGTACATTATCTTTATTTATTTTTCCTCCAAATTCATTTGCAACTTGTTCATTTATTTTAAGCTTTTTAACTTTACTAAACATTACATCAGCTTTACCCGCTGCTAAATCTTGTTTAGCTTCTAATGATAAATCACTTTCACTTCTTACAATTTCATTGGTAATTAATTTACCCGTAAGATTCATTATACCTTTTATTCTTTGTGCTTCAGGCGATCTTGGCGATAAACCTTCTCTTAGTTTTCCATCAACTATACCTAAACCTTCTAAAAACTGCTGCCTATTAATTGAATTAAGCTTATACGGACTCAAACCGGCCCCTCTGGTTAATCTTTCTTGCTTTGTATAAAAAACATCTAGCAATGATTTTGGAACTCCTGTGGATGTACCTAATAATCTTTCGCTTGCAGCTTCAACAACAGCACCTTTAGGTAATAATCTTAATAATTTATCTACATTTTTATTTATATTTCTTGCAGCATTGTTTAAATCACCTTTATTTAAGTTGGCTTTTGGATCTGTAACTTTTTTAGCTGGTACTTCAAATATTTCAGCCGTAGTTTCTGGTGATAAATCTTTTAGCCTTTTAAATGTTAAATCTTTTTTAGGAACATTTTTAAGGCCTTTCATTATTTTAGATTTTGCAGCTTCAATATCTTTTAATAATGAACTTGGTTTTATTTTTTTACTTACTGGTTTTTCAGTAACAGTTTCAGTTTCTTGCGCTGTAACTCCTTTTGCTTCAGTTACATCAACTGTAAATTCTTCACCTAATATTTTATTAGACGCTTCAATCATTCTTGAAGGTAAAAATTTATTTACATATGCAGCTAATGGGACACCAGAATCAGGATTATAGCTTCTTATTAAACCAAGTATACCTCTATCAGAATATTTTATTTCACTTGTTAAATCTTCTTTATTAAAATTAGGTGCTTCTCTTCTTTTATCTACTAGCTTATTAATTATAGGATTAAATGCTTCAATAATATCAAATGATCCGTCAACACCTTTTTCATTGTAGATATTTTGTACATTGTCTGATGCTTGTTTTGAAAGTGCTACTTCAGCTAGGCCAACTTTACCAATACCTTTAGCTAAACCTTTTGATAATCGACCTTTGTTTATACTATTTGTATATTGACGTGAGAAATTAAATACATCTTGGGCATTATTAAATTCAATCTTTTTATAAGGCGTAAACCTTCTTATCATTTCAGTTAACCAATCTTTTAACTTAGTTGCCCAATCTTGTTTGTATTTTATACTACCGTCCTGACTCAAATCAGAAAATACACTAAAAAATTCTTTAGCATGCTCAGAAGGATCATATCTTTTATTTAACGCGTCTTGCAATAATTGTTTTTCAGTAGTTGGCAATAATTCTAAAAAATTATTTTGTAATTGTTGTAATTGCTCAGGATTAAGTGTTTTTAATTTTTCAGCTATAACGCCATGCATTACTTCATGACCACCAACGTTTAAATTACTTGTTTCAGCAGCAACTTGTTCGTTAATATATATTTTATTACCTGATATAAAACCTCCAACTTCACCTAATTCAGATTTTTGTTCATCATTTAATTTAATGCCATCTGCTTCAATACCTGCTTTAAAATCTTGTGTGTTTTGAAATGCTAAAGTTTCTAATCCTATGCTCTCTGCAGATTTTGCAAATTCAGTTGATTTTTTAACATCGCCTTCTTTATTTATTTGTACAAGCCTATTATTTATTTCTTCTAGCCTACTGGTATCTGCCTCTAAAAAATTTTCATCAAGATTTTTTATATTATTTAATATTTTTTGTTTTTCAACAATCAAATCAACAGCTTCAATTCTGCTTTCGTTTTTAATATACGTAGGTATTTTCAAGTTAGCATCCTCAATATTATTAATAGCTTGAATAGTTTCATCAGCTTCTTCTCTAGTTATTTCGTTGTTTTTAACCTTTATTTCTAATTCTTTTTTAGTATTTGATAATATAGGTGTTATACGTTTAGGGTCAAATTTTGAACTTATTTCTTTAACAGTTTGAACAGTTTCTCTAGCTGTTGCTCTTGTTACATTACCAGCAAATGGCAAAACAGCACCAACAAAACCACCGTCCTGAGCGCTCTTTATAACGTTATTTAAATCAATATATTTAAATATATCATCCTGAGCCGCGCCTGCACCTAATTGTGAAACTATTGTTTGAAAACCTTCTGTTAAATATTCAGTAAAACCACCTTTTAATATACCTTTCCCCCCTTCTTTAAGTCCTCCCGATTTTATATATTTTTTTAATCCATCTTTTACAATACTTCTAACAATATCTTTGCCTCCTGCAGAACCAAGAACACCTTTAACTATTTGTGATGCTCCATAGGACTCTAGCAAACTTGATATGACTGCTTGTGTTGTTGCTAATCCTCTTTCTCCATTTCCTGCCTCAACAGCTTTTAAAATATTTTCAGCAGTTGCAGGTTTATCACCTAAACTATTATAAACGTTTTCAAAGTAAGCACTACCAAATTCCTGCATATATACTCCCAAACCACCCGTAAAAGCCGCAAAACCTAATTGAGGTATTTGTTTAGCTATTAAACCTAAGCCATCTTTTGAAAAATAATCTACATCTTTAGGTAATTGTTTATAAAAAGATAAATCTATTTCTCTTTGCTCTATTCCTTTTAAATTAGCTAAAAATTTAGATTTAGCATCTGTTATTTCTTGATCATAATATCCAAGCGCTTCTTCTTTTGAACCTTTTTTTGTGCCAATTTTAAAACCTTCTTTTTGTGAAAAAGTTCCACCGTAGCTTACCTCTGCGTTGTCTCTTGAATTTTCTATAGATTCTCTTTCTTTTTTTAATCTAATAATATTTTCTCCAATATTTGCAGTAGCACCTTTTTTGATTGCTAAAGTTATATCTTTAAATCCAGATTTTAAAAATTCTCCAAAATATGTTTTTTCATCTAACCCTAATCTTTCTCTATTATACTTTACATTTCTTTCTTCTAATTCTGCATCTAAAGCATTTTGAAATTTATTTATACGGTCTTCAAATGTTTTATTACTAGATATTTTATTAGATAAAAAAGCATTTATTCTTTTTACATATTCTTCGTTAGCATTTTTTACACCTTCTTCAGTAGTTAAATCAAATTCTTTTTTAACATCATTTAAAATTTTATCTGTAAAAGCTTTATTAAATTTTAATATATCAGAAGATAAATCATTTAAATAACTGTCTGAGTTTATTGCTTTTTGTATTATTGAACTATATTTTTCTTGATCAATATTTATTTCTCTACCAGGTTGAAAATCATCATCTAATATTGAAGATTTTATTTTTGATCTTGCAATTTTGCTTGTTAATGCTGGTGCATAAGGGTCTACTTTTGAATTTAATAAAAAATCAATTCTTGTTTTTGAATTTCTATTTTCTTCATATGATTTATACGATTCACCATAATTTATTTTATCTTCTTGTGGCACCAAAGAACCAGGATCCGAAGTGGAATCCATATCGGGTGCTGCAGTTTCCTCCACAGTCGCACCCTGAACTGCGGGAGTTTGCTTTCCCGGATCTCCATTTTTCATAATTTGAGCACCGGGAGAAATAGAAACAAATTTATCTACTTCATTTTCAGGAACATCGTATTCCTTATTATTATATAAAACTTTAATCATAATTAATTTTCTATTAGAAATTGATTTCTATAATTATCTTGAAATTTAGCATATGCTTCATCTATATTTTTCTTACTTTGCAATTTTGTTTTTTGTGCAGAAGAATATTTTGTAGCATCTATTATTTCAGTAAAAAATTGTCCAAATTTTTCTCTATTGGTTAAATCTATTGATTGATCTTTTTCTTCTGGTAATTTAAGAACTATTTTTGATATATCATCTGGCTCTCCGGGTCTTAGCGGTCCAAAAGGAATTGGCCTATCATATCTAGCTCCAAAACCTTCTTCAGTAACGCTTTTTATTACTATATCACTATACATACCCGCTGGATCCATCAAAAATTCTTCAGTAAATTCATTAATATCTTTTTCTTCTGTATCTTCTTTACTTTCAGTACTTGATATTTTATCACCAACTCGTGGAACTTTTTCTAATATTTTATCAGTAAAAGCTTCTTTTACTTTGTTTATCTGTTCAGGCGTACCTTCCCAAGAGCCATAGCCATATCTTTCTCCATTTTCATCAACTAGAATATCTTCATAAATTTGTTTACCTCTTGTATTAATTATATCCTGTGCTAAAATCTTTAGTTAATGTTTGTTTCCAAGTGTTAATATTATTATCTGTTAAATATCTATAACCATTTTTTGCACCAGTAGCAAACGCTTTTCCATCTTTAGTTAAATTTGCAGCATATTTATCTATTGATCCTTGATCTTGTTCCCAGGAATATTTTGTTTGGGGTTGATATAAATTTTTATCATCAAATATATCAGACATTTTCATGCTTACTTTATTCATAGGTATGTCATCAATATTTTTATAAGAACCATTCATGTATTTATCAAAATCAACTTCGTAATATTCTATATATGGCTGTAAATCTTCATCATAAGAAACATTAAAATTACTATTAACTAATGCTTTATCTCTTGACCATAGTTTGAAATCTTTATCGCTTTCTCTAATTTGTGTTATACTAGGCATTTCACCCTCAGCTTTTTCTTTTATCCAATTAGCAGCGCTTTCTGAAATTAATAAAGCATTGTTTAGTTTATTTTTCATCGCAGAATGACCATCAAAATTTAAAACGCCAGTTTTAAAATCTACTTCGTTTTGGTACCACATGTTTGCCAATTCATTGTATGATTGCTGTGTTTGCTCTCCTGGATTGGGATTAGCTTTATATAAAGCATTTTTATATTTTAATTGGCTATCTAAAGCATCTGCTTTTATTTTATTTAATTTAGCAGCATCCTGTTGTTTTTTTAATTTATTAGCTTGCGCAACTTGTGCGACCGCTGTTGCTCGCACCAGCTAACGCTTCTCCAAACCCGCCCTTATATCTTATAGGTGTAGGATTTGCATATGCCCCGTAGTTATATGATCCGGGTGTTACTCTTGGTAATGCCATAGTTATATTTGTTTAATTTTTAATTTTATTATCCGCCAAAAGCAGTGGCTGCGGCTTGAGCTGCGCTCACTGTATTAGCTCCCATTGCGCCTAAAGCATCAGCTCTTTGTTGCCCAAATTGTTGTACTAAATTAGCTTGCCTAGACAAATCAGCAACATTTCTTTGTTCTCGAGCTTGAAATTGGAATGTTTTACCTAATATATCAGCTTCTTGTATTCTTTCAGCTTGAGCTATTCTTTGTTGTTGAGCAAACTGTTCTCCTTGTGCTCTTAATCTAGCATTTTGTGCTTCTTGTTGTTCTATTGTAGAACTAACACTCATTTTACCTCTTAGCGCTGCTTGCGCTAATGCTGTTGCTCCACTTGCGCCCAGCGCCTGTAGCTCTTAATGTATCTAATGTATTTGCTAAAGATATATCAGTTTCTTCAGCTTGCATTTCAGCTGCTTTAGTTGCAACTTGTAAATTAGCAAATGGATTACTTACCATGTTGCTTAAATCAGTTACATTTTCATAAGGGTTTATTATAGGCTGCCTATCTTTAACAAGTTTATTTAATGCATCCTGAGCTTTGCCCTGTTGCTTTCTTGCTTTGCCCGCAGCTATTGCACTGAATATTGCCATTTGTTATAAATTTTTTATTATTTCGTACGATGGTTTTTCGTCAACTAACCATCCTAATTTTTTGTGTAAGTTTATTAAACTTTTGTGACGACCTATTGTAAATACGTGTTTTATACCTTGATCAGTTAAAACACGCTCTACGGCTTGAATTAAAAGCGTTATCGCGTCTTTTCTGTCGCTTTCTCTGTATTCTGGATTAGATACTATCCATTCAAGTAAAGCAGCCTTAGAGTTAGTCATATATACATAACCTGCTACTATACCAATATTGTTTTTTTCAACTATAAAACCAGTGTCTGGTAAAAAAGTTTTAGGAGGTGCTTGCCATTTTGGCCATGCATCCCACCATTTTACTAATGTGCTGTAGTCCTCATCATTGAGTCTACGAATATTTAATTTCATTTAACTTGATTTTGTTATGTTATGCGATACAGTAAATAATTCAACACCTGTAGTGGCTCTATTTTCCATTTTTACTGTTGTAAAAAATCCTTTTAAACCCGATGTACTAAACTGTAATCCGCCGTCTCCTGTAATCTGCCCGTCGCCATCACTTGTATCTTTGTTCATTAATTGAGAATAATATTTATTTTCTTTTTTAACAAATTGTGGTATTATATCTCCAGATAAAGTTGTATCATCTGAACCAGATATTTTATAAGATTGTATATTTAAATCTGTAATGGATGATTCCATAGACCAATTACTATCACCCTCGTAATTTATACTATTAAAGTTTTTAACAAAAGAAGGTTCTGCATTAGCTAAAAAAGTTATATGAGAAGGTGTAAATGTATTATTATTTAAATAAAAATTATTATAATCAACATCATCACTATAATGTTTCCATAAATTATTGCTATTTAAACTATAAAAATCTTTATTTAAACTAAAAACAAAATCTGGTTTATATGTATAAAAACTTACCCAGCCCCTAACACTTTCATCAAAAACTAAAGTATCATAACCATCTGTAATTTCATCTGTAGGGCCTTGCAATGAAACAACATACTCTTCAGAATGATCATCATAACCACCAACTATCTTAGTTACGTTTTTAAGGTTATCTCTAAAATAATCCCTCATACCATTTGCTGATATTTCAGTAATACCATCTCTTGATAATCTAAGTATTGCTCCTCTATTTTTATCAGCAAAATATTTTCTACCACCTTTAAAAGCAAAGCTTTCTGGATTTTTACTAATACCATATTTTCCTAAATAAGGTATTACTTGACCAATAACAGCTGCACCTGACGCTGTTAGCTGCCCTCCTTCTGCTGTAAATAATGCGTCTTTATCAATTAACGCGTAGCTTACTTTATCCTCTTGTAATATATTTAAATTAGTGTCTTCAGCATGCAGTCTTTGTATACTCCCATTTGCAGGATCTACCGCTCTTGTTATAGGTTCGCCTGCACTAAATACATTTGTCCTATTTATATCTGTTCTAGAATTATAAATGCCAGAATATATTAAAGCATTTTCTCTTGTTGTTTCAGCATATGTATCATCTACTAAATGCGCTTTAGGCCCAATACTTACAAATGGTTCATTATAACCACCTTTTATTCTTGCTTCTTCTACATACAAAGTATCTGTAGTTTCTGATCTTAAAATAAATGTATTAAAGAATTGAACTTCAATTGTATAAGCCATATTATAAATTATTACATTTTTTATTGTTATTTTAACCTGTTTGTTTTGCTACAACAACACCACTATTGGTTGTTTTAAATACAAATAATGCTTCTTCCTGTTGGCAGTATGAAGGTCCACACATGGAATGCCAATATCCACCTGTTCCATTTGTAGCGGCACCGCTATCAAATTTACCTATTCCTGTTGCTGAATCGTATACAGTATCTCCTATTTCAGGTAAATTACCAGCAGGATTACCACTTGTATTTTCAAAATAAACTTGCACAAGAGTTGGTGCGTCTACCGCGGTAGACGCAAATGTGTAACCGCTATTGCTTCTCCAAAAAGCTGTTCTTGATGCAGAGCCAATAGTTATACTTAAAGTATCTGACGCTGTAGCATTCCCAACATCTGATACTTGAATTGTTAACGTATAAGAATCACCTGATGTTACACTAGAAGCTGTACTTAGTACTCCTGTAGAAGCATTTATACTAAATTTACCAGCACTATTACCATTTGTAATAGAAAATGTTAAATTATTTGTATTTGCACTTGTTTTAGCACTTCCGTTTGTACCTGTTATTGTTCTAATTGCTGTTCCAGATATTGTAGACGCTGGTATAGTTAAAGCAATACCTACATTTATTGTTGGATTACTATTTGTAACGGATATAGATTTATCTTGCGTTAAAGTATTTCCACTGTTGTCTGTAACTTTTATTCTTATAGTATAATCATCTGTATTTGTATTTGTAAATTCAAATGCTTCGCCGGTTAATAAATTACTTCCGCTTATTGTAAACGCGCCTGATCTATTTGTTCCATTTGCATCTGTTATAGATATAATACTATAAGTTGGTGTATTTACAGGATTACTATTTGTATCTGTTGATGTTATTGCAGCTACAGTATTACCGCTTGCTGTTGCTTCTGCAAAAGACGAAGCTGATAAAGTTATACTTGCAGGTACAACACCTAATGTTTCTGTTATAGCAGCATTTAAATGTGAAACCAAACCAGCTGTTGAAGTTTCATAATAAATATCTAAAGCAGATTTAAAAGGATCGGTTTCTAATACAACTAAATTATTAAAAGTAGTATTAGGAATATTGTTTCTTCCGTATCCATCTGGTAATTCAGCTAACAATGGTCCTTTTTCATTTAAATAAAAATCATCAATACTATTTGAACCAAACCCCTGTTCTTCTTTATTTCCAATTGAAATAACATCAACAAATGAATTTCCTGATTGTTGTGTTTGTGTACCGTTTAAATCTAATATTTTAGGCAATAGTCTAGTCTGTGAACCTTGAGTACCTGTTTCGGTATTAACGTCAGTAACATCTCTAGGCACTTTATTTACATTGTCTCCATGTAACACTAGCCATGATCTTACATTTCCTGAAGGTATATTATCAACTATTGTTGGAGCATATACATTATAATATTCTTGCTCTGATTGCTTAATTACAACTTTATAGGAATACCAACCTAATGGATTTGTATCTACTTGATAAGGATCACCTATTGTATTATTAAAAGTAACTTTTAGTGCGGAATGCGTCCAAGAACTTGCTCCATTTGTAACAGTTCCTGTTTTAGGATCTACAAATGTAGTACTAGTTGTTGGCAAAAATACTGTTGATTGTCTTCCATATCTATCAGATAAAACTAAGCCAACAGAATATTCTCTATTTGATTTTACTGAAGATAATAAATATTGATCATTAAATTTTGTTTGATCACCATTTGTTATTAAAAATGAACTTTTATTAACAGCGGTATCTAATGATCTATTTTGTTTAAAATTACCATAAATAACTCTATTCCCACTTACTTCTTGCGCATGAGCTTTTACAGGTATAACATCTGAAACTCTAATTAATTCAGATTCTGGTAAAGTTTGTATAGGTTTTATTGAATTATATATATATTTATAACCATATATTAATTTACCAATATTGTTAGATATAGGCTCAACTCTATGTGTTATATCACTTTTAATTTCATTAAAATTTAAAGTTTCTACAACTTTTAAAGCAGCGCTATCTGATTCAGAATATAATATTTGTATTTTTTTAATTTGCATTTTATCATCATAATCAGCTACATTATTAAAAAAATATAATCTTGTATCGTTAATAATTGATGGTGAAACACTAGTACTTGTAGTTAATGTTGTTGTTTTATTTCCACCATTTACAATATATTCATCACCTTTAGCAGTTAATAAAATATCACCATCAGATATTGAGCCATTAGGATTAGGATTATCTATATTGTGACTAGTACCAGTTAGTATTCCATTTGCATCACACGCGCCAACATTTGATTTATCAATATTACAAGGTAAATCAATAAATAAAGCAATTCTATTAGCTAGATTCTGCATTGACTCTACTATTGTTTCTTTTACAGCATTACTTTCATCTGCAGATGATAACATGCCTGCGTCGTCCGCAACAAAAGTTGCATTATTAAAATTTTTTACCTTTACCAGGATGAAAACAAGTTTGTGTAAATGGAGACATTAACGAATATTCGTTATTTTCATATTGAAACCTATATGCAAATTTTTACAAATTTATCTCTTATATGTAAACTATCTACATCAGAGCTACTTTCGGCGCTCATAGTAACTTTAGGTGCTGATGGGGGAGAATATTGTGCAACACTAATTTTATCTTCTAAATAATTATCATCAATATAAAAGGTGCCAATAGCCTGTCCTGTTGCTTGTCTTAAATTTATTCTTCTTGGCTGATTATAATTATCTGTCCAAAATAATAGATTATCAATTAAATTAACATGTAGTATGGGATGATTTTTTGAAAAATTCAATCTAAAGCTATTGATTATAGCTTGCGGAGGAGTATTTGGTTGATTTGCATTCCAATAATATATAGCACAAACAGTATCAATACCATTTATGCTTTCTGTGGCGTATAACATATCCTTAGAACTTACAGTATCATTACCTGTAAAATTTGTTACAAACCAAAATATTTCACCAGTTAAAGAAACTTTATAATAGCCGATTGTTTCAACACCAGAAGCTAAGTTAAGAGGAGTAGCATTATACGCATAATTATTTCCTTTAATATTCTGAACAGCACCTACATCAGAATTTTCAGATTTAGATATTTGTATATTTTGTGCATCTCTATACTGGCCGTTAGGTAATAATCTATCATCAAGGTCTTTATTCATTTTACCTTGAAGAAAATTGTTTTTAATTTCTGGCATGTATTATTATTTAATTGTTTTAGCTTTTCCTCTCATAACTTGTGTAAGCTCACCTATTTTTAAACTAGATAATCTTAACTTCGCGTTTCGCATTGCTGCTCTTCTTTCTCTTCTAAATCTATTTATTATATATTCTGGAAAGTTTGCTTTTGCGCTTGCAATACCATAAGTTATATATTTATATATTGCATCCTCAGCAAATTTATGCACTTTCATTTCAGCATCAGTTCCCATGCCATCAGATACATATTTTATTGTAATTACTTTTTCAGCTAAATCAGAACTAAAACCGATACTTCCATTTGCTTCATCAATAATAAATACACCATTTTTTTGCGCAATTTCTGGTTCTAATCCAAATCTTTTACCAAACTCTATAATTCTTTCGCTGTTTCTATCTGCATCATAACTAACATCTTCATTTGAAACTGCACCGTTTATATTTTTAACATCAAATGCTTGAAATCTTGTATCTGTAACGGGCGTGCCTGTTAGTAAACTATCATCATTATCGTATAAATAATTATAATCACTATCTTGTAATATTGATTGTGATGGTTTAGATGTATATCTAGCAGGATATATTATATGTTCAATACCAGCTTCATCAACATGCGATATTCTAACATAATGCACATAGTCCTGTGGCATCGGCACTGATAAACTTGTGCCAACTTCTATTTCTTGTATTTTTTCAATTCTTGAAATATCATAGCTAAATTCTTGTATACCTCTTTTAGCATGAAATAATACATCACTTCTTTTTGTTGCATTTATTAATTTACCATCTCCAACATATGCAATTATATAATTATTTATAATATCAGCCAATGGTATATATCTATAACTACCTAATTTTTGTTCCTTAAGTTTTACTATTACAATATCGCCTACTGTTCTTCCTGAACTAAATGTAATTACACCTGTGCTATTATTATATGAATATAGATCGTCATCAATTTCTGAACTATTAATAAATATTAAAAATTTACTTTTAGCTGTTGGTAACGGATCAAACGTTAATGTAAAATTTGTTTGATTAGCTGTTGCTGTAAACTTTTGACTAGTATTATAATACTGATATGCTGTTTCCGTTATAAATGCCATTTATTATGAATTTTCTAGTTGTATTGTCTTATTTTCTTCTTGAGCCGCAGCTTGCACTATTGTAGTATCAGCTATTATTAATCCAGCATATTTTAATATACCTAATATTAATTGGACTTTATCTGAATCATGTAAGGTAAAATCTACTTTACCACTTGTAGGTATTACATTTCCGCCTGTACTTGTTGAAAATGTTAATGCACCCGTAATAGCATTTTTTTCGTATGCCCACACTGGATCAGCAGGTGTTTTTATATATTCAATAAGTAAATTACCTAATGTCCAACTACCATCTGATAATGCCGGTTCTACTATAATATCTGTAGCTCTCTGATAATATACAGGAAATGATGTTGTAGGTTTTGTTAAAGGAGAAGATAATAAATAAGATAAACTTTTTTTATTTACTTTTTCTAATTGAATAGTTTTATTAGTTATACTAATATTTATAGTTTTATATAAATCAGTAGGTAAAGTACCAATACCGTTTGTTAAAGTAATATCAGATTGTGCAAAAAAGGGATCTATTTTTTGTTCAATTTTTTCTGGTATATCTCCATAATCTTCTACAGCTCTTCCAGCATTGTGCTTTATAACTGCTCGATTATAATCGTAAAAATGTTGGTCTAGTATATCAAGTTGAACTTGAGAACCTATTTTATTAAATTCTTCAGGTGTTAAAAAACCTCTCGATTCTTTATTTAATATTGATAATACTGTTTTGTATACTGTATCAACTGATATTGCCATAATTTTAATTTATATAATGATTAAGCCGCCGTAGCGGCTCAACCACTACTGACTTATTTTAGTCTTTTTTCAATTGTTTGATAAATTTCAATACCTTCATCAGTTTTAAACCATGCAGCTAATGCTGAATACGGGTTTTCATCAAATGGTACTGTAAATAACTTTCTATCGCTACTTGCCCACTTAAATGTTCTTTGATCTTGTGAAAGTATAATTAATCCATTTTCAACTGCTTTGATTCCTAAATTTCTAACATTGATGTTATCATCATTCGCTAGTTCTAAAAATAAAGCTGGATTTTGTTTAGCCATAATAAGCAAGTCTCTTTTTAACTCTTTAGATGTCATTTTTGAAACTTTACTGCCAACTTCAGTTCTTACGATTGCTTCAGCGTGTTCAATATCCATTTCCATTGCTGCTGTTAATGCTTCAAATTCTAAACTTATTGTATCTAAATCATCTGCCTGCTACAGCCTCTGTATCAAGCTCTGCATATGAATGATTTTTTTCTGGATGATAATTTGAAAGAATTTGTTGTAAAACTGTTTTTTCTTTTGGTACATTTAAAACGCCGTCTCTAAATACAATATGGTCAAGTCTTACTTCACCTTTAAATTCATCTACAAATGGTGTTTTTTGATTTAGTGTATATTTGATTTCTCTTTCATACCCTTTTTCTTCGTCGTACCACATTATTCCTTTTGACTTTAATATATATACAATAGGTTGTTTATCACCTAATAAATAATATTGTCTGTCTTTTCTTTCCCAAGTATTTTTAACTACTTGTTCTTTTTTTGTGGAGCAACCATTATAGGTTCTTCAGCAGCCACCACTGCTTTTTGTTTTTTTGCCATGATATAATAAAATAAAAATGTTAAAATAAAGGGCTGGACGCCGAAGCGCCCAATCCTTTAATAAATATTACTTGAACAATACAAAGTTGTTAGCAGCTTGAGTAACTAAACATCTTTCTGATAAATAATGAACATTCATTAAGTCATCACCTGATGTAGATGCTCCGCCTACTGAACCAGTAATCCAAGATTTCATTTTTCTGTCATCTGCTTCAGAAGCTCTATATCTTACGTGTAAGAAAGGTCTTCTAATGTTAGATCCTAATACTTGATCGTAAACAGATGAAGTTCCAGCTGGTACTAAAACACCTTTAATGTCTGCAAATAATCCTCTTGTAGACTTGTTGTTTAAGTATTTCCAGTCAGTTTTATAAAAGTCATAAGATCCTCTTCTAAATCCAGAAAAACCTAAATTTAAAGCCATATCTTGTGAATTTTCAAATACACCAAAAGATGTACCTCCACTAAAGTTTGCATTTACTGCACCAAGACCGTCATCTAAAATTAGATTTGAGCTTCTATCTAAGAATAACATATTTTCTTCAATAGACCCTTGTTTGTCTAATTCTTTTAAGATTAAATCAAAGTCAGCAATTACATCACTAGCCGCATCGAAAGCGTTAGTAGCTACGATACCTCTATTTTCTAATGCAGAGAATAAACCTTCAGTTCCTGAGTTAGCTCCTAGGATTGAATCAACACCACCAGCTGAAGTAGATTTTTCTGCTTCAATCATTGATGTTTCTAAATAATCTTCGAATCTTACTCTTGTATCACCTTCAGCTTTTAAATACCATAAGTATCCATTTTGTCCGCCTTCACCAGAAACTTCAACCCAACCGATTTGAGCAGCATCAGAACCAGAGATTTGAAATTTATCTTTTAAAATAATTGGTTTATTAGTAAAAGACTCAAATTCTGGAGTAACTGAACCGTCCATAGCAGGTTGACCTTTCTTAAATTCAGAACCATAAACAAAGAATGAACATGTATTTGATCCATTGTCGTCTGCTGTATCAAATCCTGAGACAGCACCCACTGTAGCAGCTCCTGTATAAGGAATTACTGTTAAAGTAGTGTTGTCACCAGCGATAGCTGATACATAACATTTGATAATAGTTGGAGCAGTTTGATTATCAGATAATACAATTGTTTGACCAACTCTTACAGCGTGAGTACCACTACTTGCGATAGTAATAACACCTGCATTTGTAATAGACGCACCTTCATAAGCTAAGTGTAGTCTTCCTTGCTCAGACCAAATAACTTGATCAGAAGCCATAGGCATTTCTGCCCCGACCATTCTTAAAAATGAAGATACAGATCTATTTCCATATTTTTCCACTTCTTCAGCATATAGCTCTGGTAAATATTGTTGTGACCAGTTGCTACCACTTGCTCCGTGGAAATTTAAATAGTTTGATGCCAATACTGATTTACTCGCGTAAGGAGTAAGATCAGTAGGCAATGAAAATGTTGCTGTTGCCATTTTAAATTAATTTTTTAGTTTTAATAATTTTTCAGTTTTAATTTTAGCTTTGAATTACTATCACCACTTATCGTTCTAACTTTAACTCCGCCTGCTTCAATATAACCGTCTGCAGTTTTTCTAGGATCCATATTAATGTTCTTAGCTTCTGCAGTCATTTGTTTTATTGCGTCGGCTTTGCCTTGCTCATAAAAATGATTTGCTAGCGCATCAGGGTTAGAAGCAGCAAATAAAGATTTATGAAATCCTTGTGCGTTAGTGAGCATTTTATCTTCATTAACATATTTATTAAAAACATTTAATAAATCACTTTGGGTTTCTTTTACTTTATTAGCATCACTTACATTGAATCTAAATTTTTTGTCTCCAACTTTGAAATTAAAACCTTTAAAATCATTATTAAAAACTTTATTAGTTTCATTTTGAAAATGTGATGTCTGCTTCTGAAGTAACTCTTCAGCTTGTTTTTGCTCATTATTATAACGATTGAAAAAATCTATTGCTTTTTGCTGCTCAGGAGCTAACTTGGAACCCAACTTGACTTCTTTGTAATATTGATCCTTGAGCCCTGTCAAAAAGTCTTTAGCATTTGCAACCGCTTCTTTATGAGCTAATTTTTTTCTTTTTATTGTTCTTTCCTCATCTATTTCTTCGTCAAATGAAAATTCATCTTCCATAAGAAATTGTATTTCATCATAACTTAAATGAGGTTTTGTTTGCTTATAATATTCTGTTAACAATGTGTTATCATCAACATTTGAATAGTCTGCGTTTAATCGAGTATAGTCCTCTAAACTACCGCCCGTTTCTTCCATAAACTTAATTAAGTCCTGGATATTTTCTGGTAGATTTAATTCTTCTTTAACTTCTTTTTCTTCAATTTGTTCAACCGGCTCTTCTTTTTGTTCTGCAACCACTGCAGCCTCGTCATTACTGGTTTCTTGCTCATCCGTTATTTCTTCTAATATCGGCGTTTCTTTATCCCGCACATTCTCATTGCTGATTTCTTCTCCGGTAGATTCTTCAGTTTTTTCTTCGACGTCTTGTTTTTGAACTTTTCCGCTAGTTTCGGATTCGTTGCGTACAAGAACCTCATCTGTGCTTTGCTCTGAAACGGCATCTTTTTCTTGTTTTTGTTCGTTAATTTTGTTTAAATCTAATTTGTACATTCCATCTTCTTTAGTGGATATACCGGCATTTTCTAATACCGTTTCTTCTTTTTCGGCCATAGACTTTGGTTGTTCGTCTACAGCTGAAACTTTAATGTCTTCTGCCATAATAAAATATTATATAATTGTTTAAAAATTTATCTTGGTTCAAATTGTTCTAAACCAAATCCACCTAATGTATCAAACCCTGCAGATTCAAAGTTTTTTGGTGGCTTACCAGATTTTCTCTGGTCTATTAATTCACTTTGTTGTGAAGCTTGTATTTTTGTTCTTTCGTCTTTACGATCTTCTTTATACTTCTCTTTATTTTTAATTACATCTGCTTCAGCTGTTTTAAGCTGCATATTCAATTCAAATTCAAATTGCATTAATTCTTTTTTAATTTGAGCTTCTCTTTCTAATTTTGCAATATCAAATTGATTTTGTGCTTGTGCAATTTGTACTTTACTTTCTGCAATACCTTGTTGTTTTTGTATATCAGCTGCCGCTGCTGCTTGAGATGCTTGTGCGTTAGATTGTGATTGAGCTTGAATATTTTCCATTTGCATTTGTCTATCGTTACTAAACTTTTGCTTTCTTCTTAATTTCAATAATTGATTAGCTAATTTAAGATTTTTAATTTCTCTTATATCAATAGCGTCTTCTAAATTTATTTGTTGTTGTTGAAGAGCCATTTGAATATTATTTTCAAGTAATTGTTTTTCTTCTTCGTCTGGTGCTAATTCTAAAAATATACCAAAATCATGTAAATGAAGATCATATAATTCTTCAAGCGTACCTATATTAAATTTACCTAAAGACTGTATAAATGATTTTTTAGTATTACTATATTCTAAAACATCAGATATTCTTAAAGAAACTGCTTCAGCTGTTTTTAATGTTAAATATAAACTAGCTTGTAATATATGCCTTGTAGCTGTGTTACTATTAGCCGCTGCTAATTTTTGTAAACCAACTAGTGCATTTTTATCCGGTGTACTCCCATCTCTTGCTTCATTCAATCCTGTTACATCTCTCATCATTTGTAAATAATAATTGTAACTATTAATTAAACTTGCAATTTTCGCATTACCTCCACCTGCTCTTAATTCTTGAATAGGTACTCTTCCATTATTAAATTCACCGTCTTGTGTCATTGATCTACCAATAACAGAACCTGTTTGGAAATACATATTCAACGCTTCTTGTGGATTATAATTTGTTCCATTACCTAAATCCACTTCAGCAATACCATCCGCATCTAAGAATACTCCGTCGGGAACCATTCTTGAGAGTACTTGTTGTAATTTAAGATGCGTTATTTGAATCATGTCTGCGAACGACGTCATTCTTCCGACTAATGATTCAGGCTTACCTTTATATATTCTTGGTGCTACAATATTATAACTCATTGCAACTTTAGTTATATCAGATTTTGGACGTGTCATATTAATACATTTTTTCCATTCTAATATATTTTCATGTCCAATAATTTTAGCACCTTGATACAATACTTCAATTGATCTATTTACTTTTTCAAATCTTGATCTTGCGTCTTTTGGCGGGTTAAATTGATCTGTTTTTTCAATTGCTTTTTCCGCTCCTGATGCTGTTTGCTTTATTTTATAAACTTGATTTTCAAAAGTTTTATATTCAAAATATAATACATATACATAATTTTTATCTTCAGCGTCTGAAGTTGTATATGATTTATTATATAATTTTAAATTACCGCCTTTACCTTCTATTTCTTTTATATCTTCTTCTGTAAGTTCAGGATAACGTTTTTTAAGTTCAATTAAACTTACTCTTCTCACTTCACCTACATAATATATATCATCAAAATATGGTGATTCAGTATATGAATAAACTAAATCCGAAGGATCTACATATTCTAATTTAATACCTTCAGCAGTATTAAAACTATTTTTAATAGCTGCAATACCTAAAACAGTTATATCATAATCTAATCTTTTCTTTAATAAATGATATTTATTTAAATCAAATACGTTAGTTAAAGCTTGTTCTTGTGCAATTTCAGTTGATTGTTTGTAACTTAATTGCATGTGCAATGACAATTCTTGATCGTTTTCTGGTAAATTTTTAGGATCAGTTTTAAAAGTATTTACACCAACTGCTTGTTGTATTCTAGCTTTAAAATCTCTAGCATACATATCGCTCATCATATTTTCTACATATTTAGTTCTTTTTTGTGTAGAAATATCATCAACTGAATATGCTTTTATATCATATGTTCTTTCGCCAATACCATTCACAACTATATCTACAAACTTAGGTATAATGGGTACTGGCTTCCAATCTAAATTTAAATATGATAAATCACCATTAATAGACAACTCATCCTTATACTTTTGTATACTTTGTTCACCTCTTGCATATAGTCTTAATCTGTGAAAATTATCTCTATTTGCAAAGTAACGCGTACTTCCAGAGTCTTTCTTGAACCATTCAGATTCAATAGCTTTTGCAACCTGCATTCCATATTCGTAAGATGACTTCTCTACGTCTGGTACAGCTTGACTCGGAAAAATACCTTTTGTTATTACTTTCGCCATTTATTGTATTATTTTTGAAAAATTGCCTTTATTATTGTATTTAGCAAAACTAAAGTTTACTTTATTTTTTAATTGTATATTAGGTTTGGGTGTATATAAATTTTTATTACATGCCATAATAGCTAACCCAGAACTTATTGCCGCATCAAATTTTGTTCTTTTGTTTATATCAAACTTAGCCCAATCATTTAATGTTTCATTAAAATATAAATCACCGTGGTCGCCATCAGGTTTTATACCTACGTAAGAATTTATATAACTTTCAATTGCAGCCGCATGCGCTTGTCTTATATCTTCACTAGAGTTTGGTATACCACCTATTTCTTTTTCAGCAGCTGATAATTTATTCCAAACTTTATCAGGTCTATTCATTGAATAACCTCTATATCCTCTTCTTTTTAAATAGTATAATAATCTTGGTTTATTATTTTCTGCAAGTATTGGCATACCATAAAAATGTAATGCCATAAGTATATCCTCAAAAAACATTTCTGCTGTTTGCGGTCTAGCTATATACTCCAGAAAAAACCTATTTGCTGGCACCTCTTCCATACTGAACTTAGTAAGACCATGTAATGACCCTTTAGAACCTTTGCCATCTGTAGTTCCGGATATATCATAACTATCGCAACCAAATGCACCAATATGTTCGTTTCCTGGATACTTGCTACCATTTTTTATTATTACTCTATTTTGTAAATTTTTAGTTGGAACCCAGCTTATATTAAATCTACCATTTAAATTTGGTACAAATTCTACTTTTGAATCTTTGATCCCGTTTTCCCACTGAAAACTGCCACGAGTAACAAGAGCAGAGTATCTAGCTTCTTCATTAAAATCAATCTGTTCGTAAATCTTAGCAAGATTAAATATGCTATTTTTAGTTTCATCTCTGAAAGCATGTTCTTCAGTCCTTGGAAATTGTCTATAAAATTCATTTAAACCGTCTTGATCTCCTTTTAATCCTTCAACTTCATTTTCCCAGTGTTCAATAACCCCGATGTCAATGTATTGGCCATAGTTATCTTCGACTGGTTTTTCTGGCGTATTGAATACAGGTAGTCCAAAAGAATCAATGAATCCCTCGAAGTTCCATTCCATAGGTATGAACAAACTATATAATCCTGAGCGAGTCTGTCCATTGCGGTTTCTTTTTGTAACATCTGAATCATTATATAGTTTTTTAAAGTTTTCACCACCTTTGTCTAATGAGTTACTTGTTGAACCCATCATACATTTACCAATAACTCTACTTCCTAATCTTAACGTGGTTTTCGTGACACGCCAGTTGTTGAGTATGTTCTCGGGCCTCTCCCATTTACCTGCTTCATCGTGGATAAGTAAGGAAAGTTTTTCACCGTCGTATGAGTTGTTCCCTGTATTTTTCCAGTCGATTGTAGTATCCAACCCTGAGAGCTCCTCGGTCCTTTGGTTTGTGAGTATGCTCTTTTTTGTAAATTTACTTGCGGGTACACGATAAGCCAATTCAGTCTTAGGTCTATCCATTCCATCCTGTATGGGTTTAAAAAAGAATGGGTAATTAACGGATATTGGAACGACCTTATCTGTAAACATTTTTTTTGCGTCAGCACCAGATTTGGATAATATCCCAAACCTAGAGTCTGAAGAGATGGTAGCTTGGTTAACAGTCTCTGCTGATGCCATGAATGAAAAGCCACTCCGTCTATTTTTGAGGTAGCACATTCCGTAGCATCTTGTATCTGCTTTGCAAGCTTCCCAGAATATAAAGAATAATCTATTTGCTTCTCTGAAGTCTGGAGCACCCACGTCGATTTTAGTCCACTGCAAGTACATATAATGAGACCCAGTAATATAAGTAGGAATATCTTTGTTATAGAACCAATAACCTTCATCACGTTTGGTAAATTCTGTATCAATATATGCATTCCACTTATTTTTAAATTCACTTGGTAAATCTTTCCAATCAAATATCGTTTTTAACTTTGAAAGTTCTTTTGGATATTCTATTTTACTCCATTTATTATTTTCTTTATTTAAGCTTTTCGGTGTAGGGGGCAATGCTATTTTTAAATTTTGTATATCATATATCTCACCAATTTGCCCAGTATGACTAATAACAACCACGTCATGGTCTTTATCGTATCCATATTTCCACTTTTTTGCTTTATTAAGCCTTTTAATCGTATTAATTTTTATAGGCTCTATAATGCGATATAATGATTGCTCGTACATTACTTAGATCTTCTTTCAGCAAAGCCTTTAAACGACCTTGGTTTTTCTTCTATGTTTTTACCCTCAAGTAATGCGTTTTCAACTTCTATTCTATTTAAAATCTCGAATGCATCGAATATTGCAAGCTTTTTAGTGGCTGCAGCGTTCTTGAGTCTATCGGCTGAAACATCATCATCAGTTTCAACAATCGGTTCTTTTGCAACTTTAACAAGTTCTTTGACTGCCTCATAACCAGCTCGGATTATATTCTGTTTCTGTTCCTTGACGTTCATACTTAATAGATATTGAATTTGTTGGCACTCTGTACATTCTTTCACCATCAACAATAAATTCATATTCACTGCTTGGTGTAAAACCAATTAAATCTTCTTTATTAATATCTTTAAGTTCTTTATCAACATATTTTATAATTCCACGTAGTGGAACTTCATTTTCATTTAATAATATATTATTAGATACAATTGGTTTAATAAAACAAAAACCTTTTGGCGCTTGCCAATTCATGTTTCGTTTGTATAAAAATATTTGATCTGATGTTACAAAGTATTCGTCTTCTTTATAATAGCTTCTGCTATTTTTTTCTTCTCCACGAATATCATACCATCTTCTAAAAACATTGTGATGTACAATAACTTCATCACCAACTTGTATTTCAGTTTTTTGTGATTTAGGTATTGCTGTCACTATTCCAATACGACTAACATATCGGTAATCAGAAATTTCTGTATTTAACAAAAGTTCCTTGCCATCAATATATTTTTTATTATCGTATCTTTCGTTTTTAGGTTTAACTATGAAGTTAAATAAACTTTGCATTAATATTCTAAGTTATATTCAACGGCTATAGCCATATTCTTATTAAAATCTTTCCACGGTAATACTTCGTTATTTTTTTTAATATAAATAGAAAATTTATCTGATTCTTCTATAATATCGCATATTGTATGGCCGCCATAAACTTCTTGGCCAACAGCATAATGCATAGCGTCATTTTTATAGTCTCTACCTATACTAATTTTTCTTACCAGTGACATAATTTTATTTTACTACTTCGGGTTCTACAACTTCTTCTTCTTCGATTGGTTTATAGGTTCCGTCTTGGATATTAATAGAAACTTTTCCATATTTTTCTTCAAGTTTAGTTTGGAATTTGTTTAAATCAGATTGAACCTCAGCAGCAACATGATTAATCTGATGCTTTTGTAATTCAAGGTTTCCAATTTGTGTTGCAGCGTTATTTAGTTTTCCTACATAACCTTGCAACTCTTCTAATTGTTCTTGGGTAATTTTGTTTTCACTCATGGTTTTTAAAATTAAATTATTAAATTATATTTACTTATTTATTATTATTACTTATTTTACTGGTTTTCTAACTTATTCTGTTTCTTCAACCACTGGTTGTTCAATAACCGGTGCAAAAGGGGTATGATAAGTTGTTTCTGTTGGAGTGATTAATTTTTCAATTTGAGAATCTAATCCTGCTTTCATTGATTCAACATCCAATCCGCCTTCTAACCAGCCAATTACCATTTCTTCTGTAAGATCTTCGTAAGCGGTGAAGCTATCCGCATCGTATTCTACTCCGTGAGTTCCAATAGAACTTGCTGAGTGTTCTCCAGTTTCATCAGTAGCGCTATAGCCCCAATGTACTGTGTAGACAACGTTTTCGTTGCCATCTTCTACTGCGACCTTTGCATCTAATGCATTAATGGTCCATTTGTAAGTGTTTGCCATTTTAATTATTTATTTGTGATTTTAAATTTTCTATTTCTGCTTTTAATTCTTGTATCGCACCAACTAATAATGGTACTAATTTACTTTGGTCTATTCCTTGGTATATAGGATTACCTTTTTCATCTACAGCATCTTTAGTTCCAGATATTGCTTCTGGCACTATATCACTTACTTCGTGTGCTAAAAATCCATCTACTGTTTTTTCTTCTCCTATAAAATTAAATCTACTAGGTTTTAAATTGCTTACTCTATCTAAAGCATCAGTCATTTCTACTACATTCTCTTTTAATCTATAATCCGATGATGAACTAAAACTAGTTGTAAATCCATCAGTATTGATACCACCAACTATTCCATTTGGATTTCTAAAATTAATTATATCTTGTGAACTTGTTACTGAACTACCTATATTTAAAATTAATCTATTGTTAGTAGCATATTCCCAATAACAAAAATCATTACCTTTTGAAGCTGTTCCAAATAAAATATCACCGTTAGATGCAATACGCATTCTTTCTGTAGCTGAAGTAAAGAAACCTAACGTATCACTAGCAGGTCTATATATACCTGCTCCAGATGAAGGTACAGCCCCAGTGCCTGTAATTTGTATTGTACCTGCAACTTTTAAATCGTCATCAACAGTAGTTTCACCATTTACATAAAGAGTTTCATTTATATAAGCAGTTCCATTTACTTGCAATTTATAACTGGGTGCTGACGTTCCGATACCTACGTTTCCACTTCCAAAATAAGATCTATTATTACCACCATCTAGTGTTAAAAGGTCAACTCTCCCTGTTGCTGATGTATTACATAGTGAGAATGTCATTTTGTTTTGTGAAGCACCACTCCCAGTCATAGATTTTATATGATTCTCAAAATTACCATTAGCTTGGTCAGTCCTGCCAAATTTTATATAAGCTTGTTCTACGTGATTTGCTGATGCTTTTACTTTTAAAGCGCCCCCTGCTACTTCTAATCTATCTTCT